GGCATCCAGAGTGCTATCGCGTTCTTATACTTCCACCGGCTCTTAGGAATCGTGACCACGGTGATGGTATGGCCGGCAAGCTGGAACTTGCTCGGCACCCCATCCTCACGCGGCTCCGCTGGCTTACGCGGCGCACGCTTCTTTGGCACTTTCGTCTTGGCAGGCATAGCTGACCCTCCTGTATAAGGCAGTCCATTGCCAAGGCTGGCAAGAGGTTAGCACAATTTGTTTGCGGAAAGTCTACTCTTCGCCCGTCAGCAGTCCCGGCAATCGTGCGCCTGCCGCAGAGACTTGCCGTCCACGCTGGCCGCGCTGCATGGCATCAATGAGTAGCTTTCGCTCCTCTGCCGCCAGCTCTTGCAACACCCGCGCTTGGTCTTGCGGGTCTACGGCCATCATCATGCGCGCAATCTCCGCACGAGTTTCTGGCGTCATGCCCTGCAACTTGCCACGGATGAAATTGAGAATCATGCCGGCTCGTTCGCCTCTGCCGCCAAGCACAAAACGTGTGCCGGCTTGCGCGGCTGCTATCTGGTCTTCGCCCTCGCCCGTAGCGGCGACACGGCGAGCGGTGTCTGACCCGGCATTGGGGTCAATTCTGTTGGCAAACCTAAATAGCTCACGCTCTTGACGGATTCTCATGGCGGCCTGAGCGGCGGCCTCTGGAGTTAGCCCCAAGAAGGCCAGCGCCTCACGCCCCTCAGTCTTGTCTAGCAAATAGTTCGCCATTGAGGTGTCGTTCATTCTGGCGAGCTTGTTATACAACGCATCTAGCGCCGTGCGCCGCACTACAACCTGCTCTTCTGGGGAGAGCTTGGCGATTTGGGCTTGGCGGGAGGACTGCGGCAAAGACAGCAACTTCTTGCCCATCTCAGCCAAGTCAATCAATCGTGAGTCGTCAAAAAATTGACGGCTTGCCGCCTGATATTCTGGCACCGCATCTTTAACGGCGCGGTCAAGGCGAGTGAACAGCGCATCAATGCCGGGGGCATTTGGGTTCCTGCTGTTGTATGCCTTTTCCTTACTGGTACGGATAGCCCTGATGGTGTAATCCAAGGCGGCCACGTTTGGATACGCGCCAGGGATTAGCTCCAATTTTCCTGTCTTTTTGTTTCTGGCAAACAAGTCTGGAATATCAATTTGCTCGCGCTTGGCACGCACTTGCGCTTGTTCGTAAGCGCGCTTCAGCAACGGGTCGCTATTAAGTATCTGCACGATGTCGTCATCTTCAATAACTCGTCGTGCGCGTGCGGCGCCATAGAGCTGCGCTGCGTTGACGTTTCTAGCATTTTTATATTGTTGGATGATGTCGTCGGTAAACTCTCTCGGCCCTGTTGCAATTTGCACGGCATCACGCACTCGGTCTGGGTAGCCCGAGGTAATTTCATCAGCACGAGCGATAACGGTATCAGCGGCTTGCCCGCCGCCTAACGCGACACGCTCTGAAAGCATCTGGCCTTGCTGCCCGATGCTGAAGGCAAACGGCGCAGGCATGCCGGGAGGATTAGCAGCTAAGACTCTTTGCATGGAGGCAGGGTCAAGTCCTCCCTCTCTTAATGCGCGCAATGTCTCTTGCGCCGCCACACGCTGCGGATTTGGGCGAAACGCTCGGCGGGCAATGTCGCCGGCCCCCATGACGACATCTCCCGCCGCACGCAGGGTGGGAGATAGGACGGCGCTAGTTACACCAGTTTGCAATGCCTGTTGGCCGCGCTGTTCCGGCTCTGCGCTGAGCGCGCCTTCTACGCCACCGATTACAGCACCGCCAGCAAGTGATGTTTTTAGCTTGCCGTATGTCTCTTCAATTTTCCCGAGCTTGCCTAATGGATTCGGCGACAGCAGAGCGCCAGCAAACTCTGCCGCAGGGAATAGCAGCGGATTTCTTTCGCGCATAGCCTGCCGCTCTTGGCGTTGACGCATCAGGCTTTGCTGATAAGTCTCACCGGGCAGCATGGACTCAATGGCTGCTATTGCCTCATCAGCGCCGCCATAGGTAAAGCCCTGCCCAAAGGCTTGGATGGCTGTAGGCAGCACACCTGTTCTTGCGGGGCTAACATTAGCCTGCCCAATGATTTCATCATCTTCAATTGCCATCTTTTATCTCCTAGCCTCTCTTGCGGCGCAGGTTTCCATCTTTATCAATATAGGTATCGCCGGGCTTTAAGTTTTTATAAGCCTGATCATTTTCGCTGCTGATAACTGGAGACGCTTGCGGGCGAGAATATGTGGGAATTTCAAACGGCTGTTTTTTCGTTCCGAATCGGCCCTTGATGTTGTAATACCAATCAAGACCGCCTGAGTTGATTCTTTCATTAACCGCCTCAAGCCCTTCGCGCAAATACTTTTCTCGCATCTCTGTCATCTTAATTAGCGTATCTTCGCTCATGCTAATCTCACCGCTCATTACGCCTTGCAAGAATTGCCGCTCGTTAGGCGTGTCAAGCCCACGAGCGCCGATACCAAGAGACTGGATGTAACTAAACACATCACGCCCAAGCAGCGCCTCCAAAAGCTCCGTGTCCTGAACTTCTTGAGAAGGCCGCCCAGAAACCAACTCGCCAAGCCGTGCAAAGTTTTTTGCGTATGTCGCGCCAAGTCCAGTAATCGGCTTCCCTTCGTAAAGAAGCCTCAAAGAATTTTGAACTTCTCTAAGCTGTGGGATTGCCTTCTTAGCATTGGCAAGCGCCTCATCGACAACCTTCGTTTCAGTCTCAAGTTGCTTTGCCAAAAATTCTCGCTGCTGCGTTGGGGATAGGTCGGCCATCGCGCCATCCGCTGATGGCAGAGCGGCAACAGACGGCCCTCCACCACCACCAGCAGCAGCACCGCCTTGTCCCGCAAAAAGGTCTGGCAAGACAATGCCGGTTTCTTGTCGGAACCTCTCACGGTCAAGCAAAGCCTTTTGCCGAGCTTCTGGCGTACCGGCCTCATCAAGAGAAATTAAATATCTTGGGTCTTGCGTTTCCAAATAATACAGGCGACTTTCTCTAGTAAAGTCTTTAAGGTTTGGGGTGGCATAAAGTTTTTCTGTGGCCGTTCGTTGCGGAGCCATTCCCAATACCCCCTCACGCAATTCAGGATTCGCCAGCAAAGCCTGCTGCCCTTCAAGCGTGCCAGCAAGGCGTGACAAGTCACGCGGCCCGCGCATCAAGGCAAGCCCAGACGCATCAGGCATTGTCTCGGCCGCCGTCAATGGCCGCCGCCCTTCAAGCACAGCCTGCGTTATCAGCCCGCTAGTCCTTAATATTTGATTGCGCTGCGACTCTTGCGCACGCTGCTGCGCCCGCTGCTGCTGACGCAACATCTCAGCCTGCCGCTCACGGCGATAGCCGCCAAGCCCGCCAAGCAATCCTTCGCCCATGAGTAAGCCCTGCAAGGCACGAGAGGTGGCTTGCCCAGTCAGGCGCTTGCGCTGCTCCTCATCGAGCTTGCTTAAATCTTCCCCGAGCAACCCGCCAATGAGGCGCTGATATAAACTTGGTTCAGCCATTGTCAGTCTCCTAAAAGGCCGCCACGCACACGCTGGCCGCCGTACATGCTATAGAGTCCACCATACAATTTTGCTGGGTCATACACTGGCGCAGAGGGGCGCTGCATCGTGGGGGCAGACAAGATAGATGTCATGTCAGTTCCACCGCCGCGCCGCCCGCCTGACAGAAGACGGTCGCGCAAATAATCCTCAATCTCCTTTTCCATTTTCTCTGGCTTCTTTGGCTCGGTGTCTTTCGCAGACCCAACGCTTTCGCCAGCGGATTTTGCGACCTCACCTAATTTCTTGGCCGCAATCTGTGAGGCAACCTTCTCCCCTGCTGATTGGAATAAATTAGACATTACGCTTGCCTCGCTTCTTCTTGCCTTCTACCTTGGCATCTAATTCTTTGACCGCCTCTGTCAATACGCCCACCATCTGCGGCACGCTGACCTTACGCATGCCCGTCTCGTCATCCATTGAGACAGCCTCGGGCATGGCGTCCTCTACGTCTTGAGCGATTACGCCAGCGTCCATGTCATCGTCATCCTTCCACTGATAGGTCACGCCTTCGATGCGATTGATTTTGTCTAGCGGGTTGCGAATGGGCTGGACGTTATATTTCATTCTCTCGTCTGAGAAAATATTCCCCGCCACGTCCCACAAGCTCTGGCGACCTTGCGTGGTGCCGTACTGCGTCTGGTTGTACGGGCTTGCCGCGACAGCACCTTGCGCAATGGCGAGCTGCTGCATTGGGAAGTTGACCCGCCGCATGAACTCCTGCTGCTGTGCGTTGAGGTACTGCTGCATGAGCTGCTGCTGCGCACTGCCGAGGCCCGTCATAGCCGCCGCAGCACCATAACGGTTTTGCAGGGCTTGCTGGCCGAGGTCGGCAAACTGTCGGCCTGCTGATAATTGCAATTGCGCGCCTTGTCGCCGTGCCTCTTGATTGGCTAAAGCTGCCCGCAATGCAGCCTCTTGATTGGACTGCCCTGCCGTAAGTGACAAACGCTGCGCGTCCATCATTGCCCGTTGATTGGCCTCCTCTGCCGACAGCCCCATCCGCATGTAATCTTGCACAGCCTGCTGGTTAGACAATCCTGCGCGCATGCCTTGCTCAACATTAAACCTTTGCGCCTCTGCCCCCATTCGTTGCGCTTCTTGGATGGCGCGCTGATTAGCTTGCTCACGCTCAAGCATGGCTGCCTGATTCGCTTGCTCTGCTGTAAGCCCAAGCTGAGCCAATCGCAGGTCACGCTCTTGGTTGCTGATTTGACCGGCTTGCGCCAATCGCATCGTCTCTTGAGCCGCTGCCTGATTGGCAAGCGCCGTCTGCTGCTGCCGCCCCACGTCGGCCTCGCGCAAAGCAGACGCCTCACGAAAGGCTTGTGCGCGCTGCTCGGCGATAAAGCGGTTGCGTTCGCGGGCAGCCTCACCTGCTGCAATGCCTTCCTCAACCGCCGCACGCGAACCACCAAAGGCACGCGCTGCGGTCGCACGTTGCGCACGCTCACGGCGCGCCAAGTCCTCGGCACGCTCAATATCGGACAAGCCTACGTCAATGACGCCCTGCTGATAGGGATTCATGTAGTCAGCGATGCTGGTACCGCCCTGCGGGCCAAGCACAGAGGCGGCTTGCGCGACAGGTGCAGCGCCGGGGCCAGCAATATCCCGCGCACTAAACGTGGTGCCGAGACGCTCTGCGCTAATAGTCGGCGCTGTAAATTGCGTGCCAACCTGCCCAGCCGTAACACGCTCTGGGCCACGCGCTAAAGCAGCGCCAATGTCTCGTGCGCCAAACGTAGTGGCAAGCTGCTGGGCGGCAACATCTTGCGGGGTATACCCCATGATGTTTGCGGCAGAGCGTGCGGCACCCTCCACCTCCGGCACAAAGCCGCCTTGCCGCGCAATGTCGCGGGTCATTTGTTCGCCCATCATATAGTCACGGGTGAACGGCGCGACCATCAGGCCACGGTACGGCTCAAACGGAATCTGGGAAACTTGCCGAGCGAGCTGCAAGTTTTGCAGCACCTCGTTATAGACCCTCGGGTCGATTTGAGTTTCTTGCTTTTCCTTTTTAGAGCTTTTGAAAATGTTACTCACAGTCTTTTCTCCAATACCACCGCCGTGCGTCGGTAGCCTTCTAGTGCCCGCTGCCAGCCGGGGCGTCCAAAGATAATCAGCGCGTCACATTGAATCTCTCGCGCCCAGTCCTCAATCACAGGGCGAATCTTGGTATCAATCTCGGCCAAGTCACCCGCACCCAAAATAATCGTCAACTGCTTCATCTGCGGAAAGATGTCGATGGTCGTGACGACACATGAATTCTCTGCCGCCCAAAACTGGTACTCGCCATTCTTGATGCCCTCTACCACATCGTGGTACGAAAGCTGGCCGTACCCCTCTGCCAGCGCACGCTCAATCAATTCTCTGAACGGCGCAATCCAGCGCATGTCATCGTCTAGCATGTTCATCGTTCACCGCCTTGTGTGGCGTCTAAGCGCATCACGCCCACACGCCAATCGGTATTGGGCGTGACGCCTGTGACGCGCATCGCAATCTGTCTGCCCGTGAATCGCACTGGCGTGTAGTTGCTATCAATCGTGTAGCTTTTGGTGCCTTCGGATGCGTTGGGCGTGAACTTGGTCTTAAATTGCACGCTGACAGAGCCTTGCGTCTTCTCATCCGCAATCAACTGCTTCGCCACCAATACTCGGTCGCCATTCCCAAACTCAATCGGGCCACTCTCGGCATAGGGTGCGCCGTTGTCGTACTCCACGCCCACCTCATGCTCGTAGACGTATCCATCCGTCGATACCATGATGGGGTAGGTGAATACGCCACGGTCGGTGCCGGCGGTGCGGCCTAGTGTGCCAATCGTCCAGTGATTCTCTCGGTAATTATACGCCACATAGGAATCCACCTCGGTGCCTGTCGCGGATGGATAAAACCACCACACCTCACCAAACTGGTTATTGGCGACCGCATAAATCTTTGAGCGTTGTACGCTGGACAGATTCTGTGTGACGTAATCCAGCACGTCACACTTGAGGGGACGCACAAAGCCGTCGTACATGAAAAAGCCTGACGGCGACCACCAATAGGCCACCGACTCCACCGCCGCCACAGACTGCGCACTAATCACGCCACAGCCTGTGGCGATTCGCTCAAAGCCGTACACAAAGGGCGGGCCTTGGTATTGGGCGGTATGCACGTCAACATCGGTGAATATCAGATTGACACCGCGCAGGCGCTTGCCGGTCACGATGGAACCTGACGTCTCAAGGTCGATGTCACCGGCTTGGTTCGTGATGCTCGCCGTCCAAGAGGTATTGTTTTCTTGGTCGCACCACGCTACGCGGCGGGCGTTGCCGCCTGCGCCAAGCGCAAACACAAACCGCTCTGCCGTGACCATCACGGCCTTGTTATTGACCGGCGCATTGGTCAGCGCTACGCCGTCGTTGTTGGTGTCTAAGTCCCACTCGTATATCTTGCCGTCGGCGTTGGAGCAGGCCAGCAAATACTCGCCCCAGTTATCAAGCGTCCAAGTGGTGGCGGGCGTGACCGTGCCGGTGTCGGCTCGTGGCGTGCCGTAGCTAAACAAGCCATAGGGGCCACCGCCATAGGCCAAGTTAAGCAATGCGTCTGCATTGCCTGTCGTGAAGCCTGCCGGCGTGATGTCGGTGAGCGTCCCCGCCTCGTTCATCACATAGAGATTGCTATGCGTGCCGAGCGCAATCCAACGCGCATTGGCGTTGGTGCGCCATGTCAGCAGCCCTCGGCACTTGCCAGAGAGTTGACTGCTGGCACGCTTGCGCCAGCCGCCCACAGGCCGCATGGTGCCTTCGTACCAGCGCACGAGGTTGGCATCAAACCAACGCCCCTTGCTTTGATACTGAGTGCCGTTGCGGTACACGCCCGGCTGGATGTTGATAGGTATAAGCATCAGTATGACCACACCGTGGGGCGTACGCCCTCTTCCAATGTATCTAAGTGCAAAAAGCGTCCAGCACCCTTCTGCTGCACGCCGATGCCGGTGAAGCCTAGCTCTAGCGCCAAGCGCAAGAGGCGGTGAGCGTCAGCCCCCTCCACGCCAATGTCACAGGCGCAGCCACTTGCATGCGCGCCAGGCTTCGCCTTCTTCGCCTCAATCGGATGCTCTGGGCAGCGGTAGCCGCTCGTCACCCGCATCGGCTTGCCGTACTTCATGCGCAACGCCTGAAGGCGGTTCAGGAAGTCAGGCTGCATCTCATTTTTGCCACAGTGCTGGCAGTCAAATTCTTTGGCAGAAAAGTTGGGGTAGAGTGAAAAGTCAGTCATTTCTTAATGGCTCCTGCAATGCTCGGCGCAATCTTCTCAACGCTACGTCCGACCACATAACCTCCTAAGCCAAACTCCACAATGCTCCAGAGCTTGAGGTATTCTTCCTCCGCAAGGTTAGGCGCAGCCCAACCAAACCATCTCGCCACAATCAAGGCCACGAACACAATCATGGTCAGTGGCCGCCAGTTAGCGGCAAGCCAATGCTGTGATGCCGCCTCGGTCTGGATAATCTTTGCCGCCGCACCCTCTATCTCTGCTTGGTGCGCAAGCAAAGACTTCATCATCTCGGCCTCTGCCTTGGCCTTCTGCTCTGGGTCAGGAAACAAGTTTCCAATGACCTTGCCCAGCACTGGGGCCAGCGCAGGGATAAGAGCTTGAATCATTTGTCCACCTTCTTATTGAACAAATCAAACAAGGTCTTAATCTTTTCTTCCACCACAGCCAGCCGCACATCCATCTTGGCGAGGATGATAATAAGCGTGATAAGCCCTAAGAAAATAGGCCACGCCTTGATGACTAGCTCTGCGGTACTCACGGCTTGTCTGCTTTGTCGTCCAACTTGTCCCAGATACGTCCGAGGATGGTCTTAATCTCATCAATGTCAGCGCGATAGTCTGCGCGGGTGACATAGGTCAGCGGCATATTCCGCACGTCCTTATCCAAGCGTTCAATGCTGCGGCTGATGTTGTTTAGAATCCAGCCGCCAAACATCCCCGCCACGCCGACCACGATGTTGAAGAGGATCTGGGCATCTTCCATCTCACTTCCCCTTCGCCGCCAACGCCTGCGTCGTCACGACACGCAATGCAAGATTTAGCATAGCGCCAAGCAGGAGCGTAGCGGATGCTACGTTCTGCCCAAACAATACTGTGAGATGCCCTGCGAACATCTCCAAAGAGGCCAGCAGCGCCAGCAGCACGTTCCACCATACCGTGCGGGATTTGAGTGCGCCTTTCAAAGTTTGCATGTCCATTATTTACTCCTTAACCGCAGTACAACACAGTCGGGACACAGTACGAACCGTCATCGTATTCGTGCGTCTTGACCGTGCTAGTGACTTTGCCGATGGTGCTGCTGCGAATAATGTCATCCGCTTGGACACGCGCTGTGCCGTCGCCGTTGGATTCCAGCAAGTCGCCCTCTTGCACCGTGACGCCAGCATTCACGCGACAGACAAAAGCACCGACCGCTGTGACGTACATATCATTGGTGGTTTCCCAATCGTTATCCCACGCCATGAATACGCCGTAGACCTTCTTGCTGCCAGCGGTGTCGCTGATTTTGCACTTGGGCAGACGTTCGTTTGTTTCGTCAGGCCACTCACACAATTCGTTGATGGACTCCATCACCGTGCCGCGCAGAATGTCAGGCTTGCTGCCGTCTTGCAGTTGCGACCAGTGTGAGCCTGCGAAAGCGTTGTAAGAGACGGTGTTGCCGGAGACGGAGATGGAGCCTTCAGCGGTTCCTGCCTGTCTAAACTCAACAAGTGTTCCATCATTAGTTAATCGATTAACATACAAAGGTGTGGCACTACTTCTTACAAAAACACCAAACCCATTCGCGCCATCAAACCCAACACCTGTTCCTGTTGAACCGCTAACTAATGCGCTAGGGGTTTCTGTCGTCCCAACCAGCAAATTCCCCCCGCTCGTGATTACTACTGCTGGAGTGGTTCCAATGGTAGTTGTTCCACCAGCGGCAGAGGGGGTTATCTCAAAGGCATCATTTACGTTGTATTGGTTGCCAATGAACCAATTTTTATTCGTAGATGATCCAGCAAAGAAAATTCCTGTACCACTATTGTTTGATGCATCAAACACCTGTAATGCTTTGCCAGTTGAATTTACTTGAAGTTTTGCAGCCGGACTGCTAGTGCCGATGCCGACGTTGCCATCGCTGCCTTGGAGGAAAAATGCGTGGGTGTTGGTGTCGGATTCAATGCGAAAATCAACGTCGTTACCGGGTTCGTTAAAGATTGTTGAGGCTCCGTCAAGGTACATTCTTTGTGCAAGCACCCCTCCAATTGCAGTCTCTATGCGAAAAGTCCCAGCATCTGACGAACTCGCAAGCCTAATTCTTACTCCATTAAACGAAGCGTTTTCATTACGCCCGAAAATGTCACCTACAGCAACAAGTGAGCTACTATCATTACGTCCGGAAAGATAAAAACTAGAAGAATTTGCCCCACCAGCGACATGAAGCTGCCCCTCTGGCGCATTCGTACCCACGCCCACCCTGTCAGTGCTGGCGTCTGCGAAAATTAGATTCGCGTCGGTGTCGCCTTCCACCCGAAAGTCAACGTCGGCGCCGGAGTCGTTGACCGTGACCGCCGTGTCAAGGTCGCAAGTGCCGGTGACTTTAAGCGTCTTGCCGCTGCCTACCTGCAAGCCCACAGACGTACCCGTGCCGTCATCTTTGAAGATGCCGTCGATGGTGTCTAGGTTGGTATTAATCTTGCCGCCCCATGTGTCAGCGGATGCGCCGACCTCGGGCTTCACTAATGACAGGTTGGTAGTATTCGTGTCAGCCATTTCTCAGTACCTCAAGCAGCTTCTAAATAAGCTGGGAAAGTTTTGGTCGTCCAAGTCTCTGACGTGTCACTCACTGGCGTCCACGCCGTTGCCGTATCATCCTGCGCCGTCCACACCTCTGCGGTGTCTGGGTCTATCTCCCACTTCAAGCGCCCCGCGCAGCTCAACGTAGACGTGGCGAACAAGTGCGCCATGCCGATGTCAATCTGCTGGCCCACCACGAGCGTGGAGGCTTCTGCCAAGAGGATGGAACCGCTCTGGTGAATCCTCTCAGCGCTTGTCGTCTGTGCCGCCACCGCCGGCAGCAGCGCCGCACCCTGATGGATACGCTCGCTGTCGCAGGCCAGTGCCGCCGCAGCCGATAGCGCCGCAGCGCCTTGGTGTATCCGCTCGGCTACAGTCGTTTGTGTCGCCGCTGCGGCTAATGCCGCCGCACCTTGGTGGATGCGCTCGGCGTCTGCGATGAGCGTAGCGGCTGCATTAAGCGTGGCCGCGCCCTGCTGGACTAATACCCCCTCGCACGCCAAAGCCGCCGCAGCGGCTAAGGTGGCCTCACCCTCTTTGGGGTCAATGCCGTAGTTGCCGACCCCGTATAGCCCAGAGCCGTAACCGGCCATGCGTTAGGCCAACGTGATGTCTAAGTCAGCCGCCGGCACGCGGAACACGTCACCCTGCGCCACCGTCTTGCTGGCCGTCAGTGCGCCATGCGCCAAGAGGTTGCCGCTGGTCAAGGCATCCAAGATGCCGACATGCGTGATGGTGCCCCACGCACTGCCTGCGGTCGGAAACTCCACCGCTGACGTGTTCGATGCCGTGTCATTGGTCACGGTGAAGGCAATGGTCTGCCGAGCATAAGACGTGCCGCTGCACTCGGTGCCTGAGTTATCGTCACCGGGGTCGCTGGTATACAGCGCCAAGTACAGCGTGGCTGGCGCGCTATACGCCACGCCACCAAACACATGGTCTAAAACCTTATTTTCTAGATAGTCTGAAAATGCACTCACGGTATTACCCTCGTCGGTTTAACGGTCATCGCCACACGGCCTTGGCTCACTGCGGCGCGTGAATCTTGTACCAGCATGTCCTCAACGGCCTGCGCGTACATCTGTCCCCACAGGGCCACTCGCTCATCGTCACGCAGGTAAGGAGCCGCCTGCATCAGTGCGCCATACAAATAAACATCAGGATGACGCGCCAGAATCCAGTTGGACGTGTTGCTATCAGATAACTTGGCAAGCGTGCCGATATAGGTCAGCTCTGCGGTGTACTCGGTATCAGGCGCAGGCAGCACCTCAAACTGCGTACCGACCACGGTGAAATACAAAGGCTTGCCGGTGGTGCGGTAGACGTATTTCTTGGCGTCCAGCTCATCCTCTGAGAGAAACACCAAAGGCTGCACGGGTGCGGTGGAGGTCAGCACCAAAGACTTGGCCGACACAAAGTCAGACGGCACCGCCGAGAAGGGCGTGTCAATCGTAGCGGTCGCACGCTTGACCATACGCTCAACCGGCAAGCGCCGCTCAAGCTGCGCCTCGGTAAGCGAAATGAAGTCAGGGATAACCGAGGTCAAATCGTCTCGGTTAAGCCAATCGGCAACGCTAGACTTCAACTCGTTGTATGAGGTTAGTGCCACCTTCTAGCTGCTCCTTCATGGCCCACGCACCCTCGTGTGAGTATTCAAAGGTGCCGATATGTTTGACGTGGTGGCTCAAATCGTGATCCACCAACACCTCAAACCCTGCCTCTCGCGCCTTGGTGCAAAAGAAAACGTCCTCGCCTATGTAGTGGTCGCCCTTCGTTGAGTACGGAATGGCGAACCAAGGCTGCTCCATCTTCTCAAACACTTCGCGTTTCACCATCATCACGCCCATGCCGACATAATCGACAGGCTGCAAGCCCTCAGAGTCGGGTGCCGTGTACACGCGGCCAATCTTCCCGTCCTCATCCATCATGGCGACCGGCTTCACCGGCATGCGACGTGTCGCATAGTTTGCCGCCACAATCGGCTTGTCTCTCGCTATCAGGTGCCCGATGGTTTCTTTGGGAAACCGCATGTCAGAGTCGAGCCATAGAAAATAATCGGCCCCCTCTTTTAATGCTTGACGGGCAAGCTCTGTGCGTTGGGAGGCGATTAGCGTGCCGTGTGAGGTGTATAACATCACGCGGTCATCTGTCATCGCGGTATGCGCCGACATGGCCCGTGCCATGTCATACGCAAACGAGGTCATCACAGTGTCCCGCGCTGGCACCAAGATGGCGACAGAGCGGCTCATACACGCCCCGGACGTGTTCTAAATAACTTGTTGTCTGGATCGTTTAGCCATTTTTTCATGGCCGCCGGATCGTCAATGATGCCCTGCTGCTTTAGGCGGTAGAAAAGCGTCATCGGGATTGACGCTACTTTGCTCCACTCGCCCCAGCGCGCACGCTCATCAATACTGTTAAATTCTTCCTTGTTGGCCTCTATGATGCTGCCAGCCTGAAACTCAGTTTCAATCGTGGCCTCATCTTTGTCGGCATCGTAGTGCCACCACTTCGTGGTGCCTGTCTCTGGGTCGTAGTCAAATAATTTCTTTGACATGTTGCCTCGCTAGAAGGGCAGCGGCACCATTGCCGCCGCCCTCTAGTTTAGCTTTTTTTATTAGGTCGTGGTCAGGTCAGCAGCCAATCCGTGCGCCGCTTCCTGGTTCACCTTCAAGCCCCACTCGACCACGATCATGCGCTTCTCGGCATCGCCGGTCTTCGCAAGCTCAACGGTCTGGAAGGGACGCAAGAAGGCAACGCTTGCGTACTCAGGGTCAAGCACGAAAGCATCACGCTCGCGTTGGAACCGATTCGGAACAACGGAAATCGCGCCGAAATCTGATTGGTAGATATCCGCCGCCGCGATGATTCGCGCTTGCCCACGAGCAGGCGCATCAACACGAATCTGCGCAATACCCGAGAAGCCAGAGACGCGCTGCTTGTTGACAGGGCCAACCATCAGGATTTTCGGCGTACCGCCTTCCGTCCACACCTGCTGGACGACATCCTTGAGGATGACTTCCGTGAAGGTGCGCTGGTCAGCAGCCAAAGCGTCCGTACGGGTCGCGTTGGGCGAGGTGGTGTAGGACGGGTCAGCACCGCTTGAGCCTTTGTTCGTGTTGGTCTTCAAGAAGGCCAAGAGCGAACCCGTCTTGCGCAACGCAGTGGAGACACCAGCCGAACCAGCGGCAGCCGCTTGGTTCGTGAGCATGATGCTTTCCATGTCGCGCTTCAACTCGGCCGAACGCTTCGCAAGCTGATAGGCCAACTCAGAGCGACGGCCCGCCTTGTCCACCGACTCAAGGGTGCCCGAGAGGATGAGCGTCTTGCGGCTGACCTGCGTGTAGTTGCCAATGCGAGCGGTCGCAGAGGTGCTGTCGTAGGCCGACACGTCGTCGCCTTCGATTTGCGCGTTGGTCGTGGAGGCCGCGGCCAAAGAATCCGTCTGCCACTCAAAATAAGTGTTCTTGACGTTTTCACGGCCAATGTTGCTCATAAATGGAGTTTCTTCTGGTGATATGTTGTAGATCACATTCGAAAGAGACTCACGGATACCCTTCGCATTGAAGGTATCAAAAGTGTTACTAGTCTGGGACATTGAAGTTTACCTCAATCAATGAATTGCTCAAAAACGGCGGCGGCATCTTTGGCGCTGCCGGACTTGGCGAGTCTTGAAAGAGCGTCCTTTGACGTGCGTACCTTGGTCGATTGGGGCGAGCCAGCCGTGCCACCCTTCATGGGCTTGGCCTTCTGCTGGATGGTGGGTCGCATCTTGTCACGCTTAGACATCAGCTCATCGTAGAGCCATGCCTTGCGCAACGCGACGACCGCACGAGCGTCGTAGATGTCTGAGATTTCATCGGCACTGAAGCCAAGTTTCCCAGTGGCATACTCGACAATCTTTGCCTTCTCGGCGCGTGCTTTATCGCTGTCACGCCAATCAGGCAACGCATCCAACAACTTCTCACGCTCTGATTCCAGAGTGCGAGCCTGCTGCTCTTGCTCCTCAACCTGCTGGCGCTGCTGCAAGGCCTGCTGCTGGGACTGTACCCACATCATCTGCTCTTGCCGCGTTCGTGCCAGCTCTCGCTGCCGCACCCACTCGGTGGGATTCTCTTGGTAGAGCCTGTCCCAGTCGATTTCGGGCGGCTGCATCGCCTGCAACTGCTGACTCAGCACTTGCAGCGTGGCCGCATATCTCTCCCGCTCTTCCCGCGCTTGAGTCAGCTCTGCCTCGGTCTCTTTACGAGCCTGGGCGATGGCTTGCGTCTTGCGCGTGTAGTCTGCGGTGCGTGAGTAGCCCTTCAGTAGCTCATCCAGCGGCACCTCGACCTCTTCCCCGTCAACCTTGACGCGGAAAGTCTGGGACTGCTGGGGCGCTTCTTCAGCCACCTCATCGCTGTCGGTGTCCTCGGTTGCCTCCTGATCCGACTCGCCGTCAAAATCAAGCTCAACCTCCTCACCCTCTCCCTCTGGGGGGCTTTCTTGCTGCTCGTTTTCGCCGTCTTCGGCGGCGAGCATCTGCTCAAAAGCGTCCACTGGGGATGTATATTCTCCGGGGGGTGTACCCGTGCCGGTTTCATTCATTCTTTTATTTTGAAGGATTCAAGCGGTCAGCGGCGACCCGCGATGCGGTCAATGTCGCGCTTGGCGATCACGCCATTTTCAACGACCACCCGCAGGTGGCGCTTGACCTCGCCAAGTACTTGGATGGCGAGCCACAGCCGCTCACGCTCTTCAAGGTCTGGCAGCTTGCTCTGCCGCCACTCGTCCATGTAGGCCGCCTCGATCTTGTCGAACGCCTCGGCCAGCATGGGGTTATCAAGCAGCTCCTCGGCCTCTCGGCCACGCTGCGCGTCTTGGTACGGGTTACGCTCGCTCATGCCAAGAGGCCGCGCTTCACGCCGCGCATGGATTTCTTGAGGCGGCCTGACTTTTTGTCGGCCTTGCTGAACTCTTTAGCCACCTTCATCGGCACGCCCACCCGCTCTGCAAACTCAGGGTCGTGGGCGGCGGCCGCCATGAGGCGAGCTTGTTTTTTGGACTTGCTTGGCATAACATAAGCCTCAGATGAACACAAAAAAGTTATCGCCTATTGTAAACACAGAAATCAACATTCCCGAAAAGATGTTTGATGCTTTGTGTTTGTTGGAAATAGTCCTGTGCGCTCGCGGGGTAAATTCTGTTTCTCAAGAAGAAATTAAAGAATATTTGAAAAATAAATATGACAATGACTTTGCAGAATCGTTTTATCCTGAATATATGATTAGTAGCCCAATTTCTTTAGCAAATCAGAAGTAATCATCCCCCCGTAAGGCTTCATTTGCAAAGCCCGCACATCTGCCGCAGAGGGGTTTCTTGGGTCTGAAATGCCTCTTGCCCTAGCCGCTTGCTCAAGCAGTTGGTATACGCGCAAATCTTCTTTTAAGCGGCCTATCCCTTCTCCCGGAATGCCAGTGTCATATGAGGCATGCCCCGACCGTTCAATAAGCGGCCTATCAGCGTAAATAATGCCGACATTTTGCAACCCTGATTCTGGGGCTGTGTATTGCCTAGGGTCAGCAACAGCAAGCCTAGCCTCTCCAACACTTAACCCCCCCTCGCCTCTAAATTCAATATCTAAATTGTTTTTGATTTCTTTTCTTATGGCATCTGGCGCGTTTCTAAATTGTTTTATGCTTTCTTCGCTGCCAATCCCAGACCAATTTGGAATCATTTTTTTTATCATTGCGTCGGCTTTCTTTTTCGTTTTTTTATTTAATGCAACATCAGCATAACTAAGCATTGTCTCGCCAGTCATGGTTGCAAAGTCGCCGCCAGTTGGAGCCATTCGCCAAGGCAGATAAATAGGGTCTTGTCCAAATTCTTCTTTTAGTGCTTTAGCGGCTTTTGCTACTTTTGAAGAAGCTGATTTTTGAGAAGCCCATACCATGTCAGGATTTTCAAACATAAAATCTTGGCCGCCCTGCAAATTGATTGGCCGCGCAAGCTCTAAGTCATTTATAGCTCGGAGTAGCCCACCGGCAGCCGTTCTATCGCTCATGCTTGTTATGAACGGTTTACCTTCAAATTGCGTAATAGACACTTCTGGAGGATTGATTGTGCCTCTAGATTCAACAGTCCTTTCTAGTGCCTTTAATCTTGGCTGGTCTTTTACTCTAGGCTTAGAGCCAAATACAGAATTACTAAATCGCGGGTCATATTCAGCAATCCCCATTGTCGGCGCACGTCGCATAGCCGATATGGCGCGCCCAAATGGAATAAATTCGGTAGCAGCTAAAGCCGCTCCAGCAGGGTCTCCCGCTCGACGTGCGCGCTCAATGTCGCGCAGCGCCATCGCCTGCCCTATTCCTGGCACAAATCCAAGAGCCGCTTCAATTGCTTGCTGGGCCGTAGAAGCATCTTCTTGAGGGTCAAGCGACAAAAGACTTTCGACAGTGCGCCTTGCCTGCGGCAGCACATCATCAAAAAGCAACCCACGTTGTCGCCTCTCAGCCATCTTTGCGCTTCCTATATTGCTCTAAGAGCCGCCGCCCCTTGGCGACAGCACTCGCCTTGTCCCCTCGATGCCCCCACGCCTCAAGGCTTAACTTGAGCCGTGTCTTATCGCCGTCGTCGTCAAATAGCAGCCCCGGCATCGACCCCATGCGGGTCAAGAATGACCCTTTGCGCCGCATCTGCTCTGGCGTCTTTGGTGCGCCCTTCACAGGCGGCTTGAGCGTGCCGCCCGTCTCGGCCTTGTAGCTGGCACGGCCCTTTTCATTGAGGCCGCCCGTCTTAGATTGCCCCTCTTTACGCTGCCATGCCGGCGTTTTCACGAGTATTCATCCTCGTCATCGTCGTCCATGTCGTACTCGGTGCGCGCCATCGCCAGCATGTCCTTTTGCTTGTTGGTCATGCTCTTGGTAATCGGGCCACCTGATAGCCAAGCCGAGCAAGTACGCCCTGCGGCGCACTTAAAATGGAACAGCTCGCAATAACCCAGGTCAGCGGCGTCAATGACCTCCTCGGTCAAGTCTTGCTCAGCCTCCTCGGGTTCAATGCCACTCACGATGCACTGAATCATCTCAGGCGTTTGGATGAAGGCCGCGCAGTTACCGCAGCGCATCGTGCGCGCTTGGTCTACGTCGGTCTGCCACTCATCGGCACGCTCTTGCCAAAACTCATCGTTTGGCTCTTCTGGATTAGCAGGGCCATAGCCGACATTCTTAAAAGCCCAGTTGCGCTTTTTAAGATTCAGCTTGATGTCTTGAGTCGCGTCAGGGCATTTCATTTGCGCTTCTTCGCTGTCTTGGCGGCCGCCTTAAAAGCAGACGCCGTAGGCGCACCCTTAGTGCCAGGCCTGCGCATCCGCTCACCGCTTCCGGCTGCGATGCGTGCGCGCTTGGCGTGAATGTTTGCGTAGAGTCCTTTGCCTGCCATTAAAAGATACCTCTCATGTAGGTGGGGGCCATCATCATCTGCCGCTGTATCTCCTCCGGCGTCACCTCACGCTCTGGCAACGGCGCGGCCATAAGCTCATCCATCGTCTCAGGCATAGACGTCAGGCCACGCGCTGCTAGTGCGCGCTCTGTCAGCATACGCTGCATCGGCGTCTCTGCGGGGGTAGCTGATTGTGGAGCGGGTGTAGCTTGCGCAGTATCAGCAGGCGTGCGGGCTACAGGCGAAAATTTAGGTTGCTGAGTGAGTCCCTAATTTGTTGGATTTGCTCTTGCGAAAGCTGCGGCGTAGAGGGCTGCGCACTCTGCGCGCTGCTCATGGTGTCAGGGGCCGTCACAGGCTGTGGCCGCATGCGTCCAAAGCCACCGCCAAACCCACCGCCAAAGAATCCGCCACCGCCATAACCAAAGCCCGGCGTCTGGTACGGATTAAACGCACCGCCGCCATAGTATTGATTCATCATGTATTGACCGAATAGGTCATTGACGCTCGGCTGCGGTGGCACGGGGAATTGGTAGCCCATTGAGCCGCCGCCCATGTTCATGCCGCCAAAGCTCGTGGGGTATCCGCCGCCATAGCCGCCAATCCCGCTGCTAAAGCCCGACACAAACGGGTTGTTATAGCCTGACATGCCGCCGTACATGCTCGGCATGCCGCCATAGCCGCCGTAGCCCATCCCGTACGATGGCAAACCAAAACCACCCCCATAACCACCCATTCCGCCACCCATGAAGGTGCCGCCGGGGCTGTAGCCAAACGGGTCGACGCCGATCTGTGAATACGGCGAAAACATTTGTTGGCGGCTGCCAGTGAACGCGCTAGACATGATGATGTCCTCAAGCTGTTAAGTCGTAAAAAGCCAGCGACCCAATGGCGTCGCCCGATCCACCTAATTCACGCACCGCGACGGTGTAGACGTCGCTTGTGCCACCTAGTGTCACCCCAAGCTGCAAGTCAAAGTTATAACCCAACTCAAGCTGTGCCTCTGCCCCTGACTGGTTCGTGGCGGTGACATAGTTATTCTGAACAATCGTGCCGCCGCTGATTGCGGTCGCCGATACGTCAAAGTCCACATGCGGAAATGTCGTCGTATCGTATGACGCGCTTGTAAGCGATCCGTTCTTAATCAGAGCAATTTCATAGTTTCCGGTTGACGTCGGCAAGACCCGCATCTGGTGCGGTATGACCACCGCACCCAACGCATTAGAGGCGAGCCGAATTGACACCAACGGCAAAAACGTCGAACCAATGCTCGCCAATGCCGCCGTGCGGCGCGCAATACTCTCTGCCGAGACTTGACTGTACCCACCCTCACTCATCACGCTCGAGCAGATTTGTTTCATGCTCTTGGTGCCGGAGATGGTGCCCGTCGTCTCAATCTCATACCGCACAGGCAACGTCGCCGTCTGCATATATACAGACGTCAATGAGTTTGCGTTGTGAAAGACGTGTGCCGTCACAAAAACGCCGTCAATCACAAACCCGCAGCGCACCGATCCAACACCCAGCCACTCAAAGTCCATAAAGAGAATCTGGGTCTTGGTCTCGTCGAGCGTGATCCCGCTCGCACCGGAGCCGTCTAGCTTGTCGGTGTTCCAGTTGGCTTGCGTAATCTTTCGCGCATCACTGGGCGAGCCGCTGGTATTAGTGCGCACGATGAATGACAACTCGTCATCCTCTTGCTGCAAAAATACGCCGTTGTTTGCATCAAAATATCCCACACGCTGGCGCAGATTTTCCTCGCCCGCAGCCATCGTAAACGTACACAACACGAGCAAAGACTTGCCAGGTTGATACGGCATCACGCGCTTTGACTGCCGCACCACCTTGTCGCCAGATGCGGTCGTAACATCCATCCTGACCGCAGATTCGTTTGACAAAAATGTGGACGTTCCTGAGCCAGTCAACGCCTCGTCAAACTGTACGTCAGCGGCGTACCGATTTTGAGAGTCAAAGATCGTGTACGGGGTGGATGCGCGCAACCGCCCAAACGCATCGAAATTGTTTTTGCTGAGTAGGTTCAAGTTAGTCAGGCTGTTGATGAATTTGACAATCTCAAGCTGATTAACACTTAACGTGTTGAGAAACAGCTTGAGCTGGTTGTTGAGCTGGTTGTGATACTGCGCGGTGTATTGCTGCGGTGCCAAATTCGGATTTGGCGGCGCAGGGACAATAAGCTCTCGCATCGCATCACACCACTGGCGGCGGGTTCATGGGCGGCTGCATTGTGGCGTCAGGCGCTACAGGCGGGGCCATCCCCATGTCAGGCGGCATCATGCCTGCATCCATCGGCGGCTGTGGAGCCAAAGGCGGCTGCGGCACAAAGGGCGTAATCTCAGGCATCGGCGGATTTTGCTCGCTCGGCGATGCCGCACGCGGCTGATCCATCATGGCCTTAATTTCGTTCATGTCGATTTGCGAGCCGTACTTCAATTGAATCTCGTAGGCCTTCAGCATGATGTCGGCCTCTTGCTTGTCGCGATCGCGGTCATCCTGCAAGAGTGTCTGCTGTCGCTTCAACTCCAACTCGGCTTGCTTGTTCTGGATGTCAGCCTGAATCTTTTGCATCTCCACCTGCGCCAGCATCGCGGTCGGGTCAGGCGGCGGCTGCGGCGGTGGCATCGGCGGCTGCATGGCAGGATTCAAGAAGAATTCATCTGGATTCTTAAAGCCCGACACCTCAGTGAGTCGCGCCAACGTGTTGCGATACTGCTGCGGGGTCACGATAGGATTCTGCGGCCCCATCGTCTGCAAGATGGCCTCTTGTTTCTGGGCGATGCTTGTCAGCGTGGCAACCTTTTGCTCTTCGGTGCCACCGCCCAGCGCCACGTTAATCTCGACATCCATCTCGCTCTGCCACGAGCGTGGGTCAATCGGCACCCACTGATTTCTTAGGCGCACCACCCGTGGGCGATCCTGATTCTCTACGACCAACTTGAGGATACCCTTGAACAGGGTGCGCATCCCGGTCTCTGCGAATATCCGGGCGATCAGCTCAAGATGTTGCTGCGAGGCGCTGACGGTCGCGGCGACCGCCGCACGGGTGGTGCTCTGTAACGCGCCGGGGTCAAGGCCCATCGATGCCTTGGACATGCCGGTGCGGGTCTCACGCACCTCGTCCAAGTAGGACAACATCGGGAAGGCCGCCTGCCCGACAAACGGAACCGAAAACGGCTGAACCATGCCAGGTGCGCGCTGTCTAATCACGCCCCCGACCTCTGTGTTCAGCACGTCATCCATATTGACCTGCCCCTCGACCACGCCGACACGCGGGTGGATGGCGAGGGACAGAGAGTCCAGCATGTTACGCATGATGGCCGACTTAATCTTTTGCAGGTCGGCGGTCATGTCAAAGATAGACATGCCAATGAAGGCATGCGGCTCTGGGTCTGGGCAGAAGGTCGCAAACGGGCGGTGCGAGCAAGGCTCGTTCATCACCACCTTGTAGCTCGGGCCAATCGTGCAGACCTTGCGCAGTTCAGAGATACCGTCACGGTCGTAGTCGATGCGCATGTACGCTTCACAGTACAGCACGCGCTTATCGTCTTGCGTACCGCCTGGGCCATAGCTCTCGGCGTACGGGTTACGCGCAATATATTCATCATTGCTGTCCAACTCATACGCGCCCATCTGCTCCTCAACCTCGTCCTTGTCATAGCCCAAGGCCACGAGGTCAGAGACGCGCATCATGCGGCGGTGCGCGATCAGGGTCGCGTCCTCCACCGAGGTCGCACGGCGGTCAATCAAAAACTCTTCGGGCGGTACGGCGCAGACCTTCACGCGACCGTCGCGGTATTCGCGTTTCAGCTCGACGTTATAAATCTGCGGCACAGGCGGCGGCATGCCCGTCATCGGGTCAAGCATCGGCTGCCCCGTCATCGGGTCAACGGGCGGCTGATAGCTGGGGTCGTCCATTGACTCAATGGCGCTGCCGACCACGTTAGGCTCATCCAGCAAGACGGTCAGGGCCGACTCATCCAGCCCCGTGTACATCTCGGTCTTAACCTCGGCCTTCTCCTCCCAATAAAACTTGACGATGCCCAGCGCACCGCGCAGCGCATCCTTGAAGACCGAGTGACAAATCGTGAAGCCGTTGTTGTCCGAGTTGAAAATGTAATTGACGTAATCGGTCGCCTGCTCGGCAACAGGGATATCCTCCACCGAGCGTGGCACAAACTGCACCACCGAGCGTGAGCCAAAGAAGACCCGCATAAGGGACGGCATGATGCCGTTGATGGTGTCACGCACGTCGGTGCTGACCACCTGCGAGCGTCCCTCCTCCTCGTTACCAAACGGCTCGCCACGGTAGTATTGGATGGCGCGTGCACGAACCGGCGACAACTCGGCGTCAATAAACGAGACGGCATCGGTCAGCTCACCGCCAACCAGTGCCTCTAGCTCCGAGTCGTCCATAGGCTCAATCAAGCCTATCTCTGCCTCGGATTGTTCAATCAGCGAGCCGTTGCCATATTCCATGAGATACCGCCACCCGTGCCGAAAAGGGGGATTCTATTATTCTGCGGCCAATAGGGCGTCAAATTCTTCCCTGACTAGCCTGACCAGCCACGCCTCGCGGTCTTTCACGCCAAACGACAGCACAAAGTCATCGCCGTGCTGCACGAGTCCTGCGCAAAATTCCACTTGGTTGCCGCGAAAATAAAACTCACGCCCCGCATGGGTGGGGGCTAGGTTGTCGTCATAGCGCACAAGGCGGTGGGTGTAATACACACGATTCCTATCCTTGCGCCGCTGGTGTACCACCGACACCCAGCCCTCGCCGTGGCGAATCAACTGCGAGCCGCCCGACCACTTGTCCAATCCTTGAAAGTGTCCGATGTGTAAACGGCGGCGGGCGGGGGCGAGCTCGTAAGACTCGGCGGGGTGGTGGTTATAGACCACCGCCAACTGCTTGCCGTCTACGCGCACCGCCCAGTTTTTCTCTATGTCATGCCCGTGCGGGCTGTGCAAAAACTCAAAGTGGCCCACACGGTTATCGCGCAGACGCCCCATGCTCATCGTGCCGCGCACCTTCGCGCCGTGGTGCAGGGCGGTGCAGATAAACCACCAGTCGCCCTCCCACCAAAAGAGCCGCGCATCCTCTAGGCCGTGCGCGGCGGGCGGTCGGGTCTTGCGTATCTCCTCGTCATCAATGCGGGCAATCCCTGTCTGGGTCAAATTTTGATCCAGCGTGCCAAAGTAGTTGACCGTGTTGGGCTTACCCTCCTCACGGAACCAGATGCCATCCTCATCGCCCAGCTCGTAGTTGACCGTGCGCACCACAAAGGCCAACCCTCCCTCGCCATCCTTGGCGATTGATGGGTTACACGGGTGGTAGTCGCCGCACGGCACTTGCAGGCGCACAAAGCGCGACTCAGGCAGCGCCTCTTTGAGGGTCAGGCTGCCGGCGGCAAATCGGGCGGCGGTTTCTTTGGACTCGGCGGCTTGTCGTTCTTGGGGGGCTGCGCTTTCTGCGGCGCTTTCTTGTCGAGGCGCTTTTGAAATAGCGCGACGTCGCTTGGCTTTAGCATTCATAGTTTCCTTTTACTCAGTGTCGTGAGTATTTTTACTCACATGTGCGCGGCAGAGGCAATGCCGCGTCCGTTACTACCCTGCCCGACCAACTCGGGCAGCACCGTCAATACATTGAGCTGCTTCAGCCAATGCCACTCCAGCACAATGTCAATCGGCGTGTTCGCAGGATGCTGCTGCCTCAGCAACACCTCCACAGCGCGCCGCCTGAACCACAAGGCGTGCAAACACATTGGGTATTTCACATCGTACAAATCACCCGCCACCGGCACCTTGGCCTTGTCCTCGGTGCAGCAGCTTCCTAAAAACACCATATCACACGAGTCTGGGATGTCGGCGCGTATCTTGGCAAATCGTTCTTTGAAGTCCTCGGGCAAAAATAAGTCATCCTCAAAGATGACAAACTCATCATGCCCGTCGCGGTAGGCCATCTGCCACGCCATGAGCCAAGTCAAAAATATGCAGGTCACGCCGCGATTCAAAAAATAGTCCGTGTGCATCGGGATGCGCGGCACCACCTCAAGCGTCTTGCCAAAAAAGCCGTAGATAAAATCTAGCTCAATGCCCGCCTTGGCGGCCTCGCGCTTGGCGTGCTCAGTGCGCTCTGGCACCTCTCGCAGGGTGATGCAGTAATACTTCACACCACACCCTCAAGTGATGCCCCCTTGGAGATGGCAAACTTGCGGTCACGGCGCACCGAGGCGCGGCCCTCTTGCTGCACAAACTCATCGACCGCACGGGTCACGCCCGGCCATGACAGATAATCATCACCGCCCATGATGCCGCCGTTGCGCGTGAGCTTCCAATAGCCCTTTAAGTCCAGCACCACGTCGTCATACTCGTGTGAGCCGTCGATGTAGATAAACTCGGCCTCAATGCCGCGGTGCCGAATGACCTCTGCGGCTACCGTGGAGGGCAACGGTAGCGGCAGGATGACATCCTTAAAGCCCTCGCGGATGACGTTGCTCATAAAGGTTTCATGCAGGCGTGGATAGCCCGCTTGGTGGCGCAGAGACTCGTGTATCCATTTATTCACGCCATCGTGCATCTGGTACGTCTCGACGCCGCCGAGCCATGTGTCCACGCACAAAATTTTGGTGTCTAGCCCTAGACGCTTACAAACTTTTGCCATGTGGATGGCAGAGGCACCCTTCCAAGACCCCACCTCAATAATCAGCTTGGGCTGCGTATTTTTGATGCACGCCTCAAGGATGGGGTCGTCTGAGGCCCAGCCTTGCAGGTCTAGCGGCACCAGCTTGGCGCCCTCGTAGGGGTCGCGCAAAAAGAAGTCCTGCCATTTCATACCACACCTCGAATTTGTCGCTTGACGGTCTTATTCCACGTCGGCGTGTACGACCCGCCCACGGTCGCGGCCTCACTCGCAAAGGTCAGCACAAACGCATCAGCGCGGTCGGGTGAGGCCAGCCCTCGGCGCTTCATGTCGTCCTTGGATTCTAGCTTGAGCTTACCATTTGACATGAAACTATAGCGCGGTGATGACAATTCATTGACCAATTGTTCATCTCTTGGCAGCTTGCAGTCGCGCGCCTCTAGCCACGTCTTGGCCTTGCCCCATAGCTCGGCGCGTAGGTTCATGTACTGCCCCTTGATGGCGGGGGACTCGCCCACGTTGATGCCGCGAACGGGTAGCTTCATCTCTCGGAGGCGATCCACCACGCCTGCGCCAAGGCCGATGCTGTCTACCAATATCTCGGCGGGGCGTTGCTTGAAGTCAGCCGATTCGTACTCGTGCAGGATGGCACCCGTGAGGGACATCAGGTCTAGGTTTTTCCATGTCTTGATGGGTTCCAGCACCACATTGGACTGCCGCTTACACAGGGCCGAGCTGTCTGAGCCAAAGCGGGCGACGTCCACGCCCCAGAGGATGGGGGCGTCGGGGTTTTGTATCACGTCACGGTCTAGGGCGGCTTGCGCCAGCTCAAGGCTGATGAGCGTGTCGTCGTCGGCCAGCGGAAACTCGCCCAGCACGCGCACCCTGTAGGCGTTGCTGCCCTCGCCGTAGCGCGATCGCATCTCGTTCACATAGTCGTCGGAGACACGCGGGCTGTCTAGGCAGGAGACGTGCAGATTTTTCCATTCGCTGGAGAGGCGATAAAATGTGTCGTAGAAATAGCCCTTGGTGCGGGTGGGGTTGCCGAGCAGCAGGGTGGTGGCGTTATGGCCCGACATGCTGCCGCCGGCTGACTCGAACACGGCCTCCGACACGCCTGGCGCTTCATCAACCACCAGGAGGACGTACTCGGCGTGGATACCCTGCAAGGCGTCGGGCTGCTCTGCGCGGCTGGTGCGGGCCGAGATAAATGACTCCTCGGGGCTGGCCTTTAATTCGATGCGGTCGGACTTGATTTCCAACAACTCCCCCACGGCGGGGGGGAGTAATTTCGCCCAGCGGCGACATTCGCCAAACAGGGCGTCAAATAATTGACTGGCTGTGGGGGCTGTGACGACCACCTTGACGGGTACGCGGGTCAGCATGTACCAGAGCATGGCCCACGAGGCGACGGTGGACTTGCCGGTGCCGTGGCCTGAGCGGACGCTTATCTTGCGCTCTCCCGTAGCCAGAAGCTCTAGGAGCCGCTTTTGCCACGGGTCTGGGGTGACCCCTAGCACCTCCTCCACAAAGGCCGCAGGGGCGCTGTGGTAGCGTTTTACGAAGTCTAGGTATGGATTCTGCATTTTTTCAGATTGGCCCGTGTGGGGTTACGCCAGCGCCCGCCCCCCGTGGGGGGTACCTGCCGGGGGGGGTAAATGAGAATCAGTCTCATTCAATGCAGCCGGCGAACGAAGAATCAATGACTTACGCGCAAAATGACCGCATCGTGAACAATTTAACATAATGGGTATTATGCGAAGTGCGGTCAATAATCCCTTACGCATCAATGACTTACGATTTGACAGTGTGCGTGCGTGCATAGAATTGCGCATATCGGTGCATAAATGAGTGTTATGTTATAACATTACATCTCTTCTGAAGTGTCGTGCGCGGGTGAATTTGCGTGCGGCGATGTGTCGCCGGTAAGTCTTTCTGGCTCCTGCACGCTCACCGTTCGCATCAGGTTACGCACAGCCTCAAGGTGTAGCTGCGTCGTGTCAGTAATCCTGACGTCGCTTTGGATCTTATTACCCCATCGCTTCGGATCCATTCTCTCGGCAAGCCACTGTCTTGCCCCGATAGAAACCTTGGCGGCGTTCGGGTCAATCTGCTCCGTCTCAACCATATCGGCCAGTCGCTCAATACGCTCTGCATTAGCCAAAGCTCTGGCCGCTCTGACCGCCTCAAACTTCTCATGCAGCTCAGGGTCAGAGTTGATGCGATTGAGCAGGATGTTGTAGGTCACGCCGTTAGACCCATCGCCGACAAAAGCGCGCAATGAGTTGCCGTCAGCCAGATGCTCCCAGAGCTGCTCCCAGAAATCGGGAGTGCTCATAATCTTGAGGGCTTTCTCGCGCCTCTCACGCTTTCTCGGTGCGCCTGCCATCAGTCTTGATCCTTGTAGTCCACATAAGTCGTGACGTCCTCATAGTCCATCTCATAATCGACGACAGACACTACGTCAAAGTTGCTGTATTGCGTCCTGTAAACCTGCTCAGGCTTGTTTCGCGTCTTTCTGGTCTTAGGCACCACAGCCTTTTTCTCATCGGCGTAGACACGCCGCCAGAGCCTCTCAGACGTGGTGAAACGATGGCCGCAGCGAGTGCATTGCCGTCGCCGTCTAGCCTCACGGTCAAACTGGTAAACCTTCACCACCTCGGAAGGTTTGCTGCACTTAGGGCAACGCATGGCTATCTCTCAGGCAGCTCTTTCTTGGCCAGCTCCAGCCAATCCTCAAGAGGTTGAATCACCACAAATCCCTTGTGGTCGCCACGAGCAATCACCACCGGCTTGTCAGAAACAGAGCTTGCTTTCTGACATTGCTCAAGCCATTCATAAACCGCAATTGATTTTCTGCGCTTCACTTCGATCAAAAACTGACCCAGGCGAACATCAGCGCCGCCGTCTCTGGCTTGGCCTAGTATTCGATTGGTCTGCCACCCAGTCTTCTCTGTGATGATTTTGCAGACCTCACGCTCTGTCTCAGCGCCTCTCTGCCGTTGTCTCAGTCCCATTACCAGCTCGCTGTTGCCCGTCCAATATCGACAGCATCGCACAACTCTTTTGCCCAGTGAGCATGAATCGTCAGCGTCTTACGTTTCTTGCGCCTGACAGGCTTGCGCTTAAAGCTAAACTCATCAGGCTGCCTAGCCTCGTCTACAGCCTCGCAAACCAACCTGATGACCTGGTTGCGTTCCAAGGTCTGGGCAGACGCCTGACGCACAAACTCATCCGACAGCCCTCTAGCCCGCTGGCTTGAGTGATAGCCGCAGCGCTTGCCTCCAGAGCGAGGCAGAAGGCAGACAGGGCATCTATTCGCCATATCGCGCATGCACCTCTGCCCTCTCTCTGGCCGCCTCAAGAGTCTGTAATCGGTCGATGACTCTCGGCTCGGCTTTGTGCCTGTCTCTCCTGACCAACGTGTAGGTCACCTCACCCGCCACGTTAGACGGGTTGATGCTGTACCGCCGGCAGGAAGTTGTCCACAGCCAGAAGTCATCTGGCGTGTTCTTAATCCAAGTCAGCCCAGGCGGGTTTCTTTCCAACGGTTCCATTTGAGTCCTCGTGCCATAACAATTTGCCATCGAATCGCTTTTGGAATGTTCGCATCACCCGGAGCCATTCAACGCCGTAGCAGTTAGCCAACCGCTTAGCTAAGTCCGACTCCATGTCAGCTGGCTCCAGCTCGGGTACTTGCTTAGGTTGTTGCTTGTAAACAACACGTTGCGTTCGCGCCACAGTTTACCTCTCAGTTTGTTCCAGTCTTTTGTCGTCCATCAAAATGTCCGAAACATGTCCGAATGTCCGAGTCCCTAGGACTCTCGGACATTTTCGGACATCTATGTTCGTCCGAAATTGACCGAATTTGACGCTTTCGGACATTTTCGGACATCACTCAACCGCCAGCCTAGAGCCGCCCACACTGGCGACTAGAAACGGCGACATCATCAACTTTTCGACCGCATCGTGGACAGACTGACGGCTGATGCCGCACTCTCTGCCAATCGCCCGCAGCTCCTCAGTCGTCCACACCATCGGATGCTCGGCCCGCTTCTGCCTTTCTCGGAGCGCCAGCAGGATCGTCCTCTGGGCCTTGCCCGATGGCGCTTGGGCTGAGATGGGCTTCTCCTGCGCCGCCTCCGTCTCGCGCATCACGAGGCTGGTCAGCCGCTCGCCGTAACGGTCAGCCGCCCCAAGGTCGACCACCTCCGCCGTGTAGGCAAGGTTCGGCAGCTCGCCCGTGTCCTTGAACCGCTGCCGCGTGACCTCGACATGGCCCTCGGGCTGCGCCGCACGCTTGACGATAAACTCACTGTCAGGGTTCGCCATGAGCGCACTCGCGCCTCGCGGGCGGTCAGAGTCGCCGTGCCCGCTGTGCGCCACGATCAGCACCGAGGCGTGATACCGCTCGCGGATATAGCGGCTCACCTGCGCCAGATACTCAGCGACCTCTTGGTTGCTATTCTCATCCATCCCCGCGCTAAACTTGCTCAGCGTGTCAATCACCACGAGCTTGGGCGGTGCCGGCATACCGTCCATCGCCTCGACGAGCAGCGCCATCTCCTCCTCTCGGTTGAGGTTGAGCGGCTTCTCGAGCGCCACGATGGGCAGCCGCCGCAAGTCCATCCCGCCGCCGAATGTCTGCATCCACGCCTTGACACGGCGCCCGAGACCGCCGCCCTCGCCGGACAACATGGCGACGCCGTTGCCCTGCATGGCGATCTTCATGGCCCAGTCGAGCGCGATGAATGACTTAAAGCTCGCCCGCGGCCCGGCGAGCACCGCGATCACCCCCGCCTCGATGACGTGGTGCAGGAGCCATTCCGGCTCACGGTTTTCATCCACGATGTCGGCGACGTGACGCAGCTCCACCCTAAAGCCCGTTTCATTCGTAACACTTGGCGTTACATCTATGCCACTCGGTGGCACAGTCTCGCGCACCATCCCCATCGCCTCCGGCACGTCGCTGTAGTCGTCCTCCGGCTCCTCCCGCTGTGGCGGCCCAATGCGCACCGACTCTGGCACAGACACCCAGCCGCCCGCCTTGGCCGCATTGAAGAGACTGCCGAGCGTAACGCCGCCTCTCCTGTCCAGATGGAACGACTGCCAGCGATACTCGATGTCAGCACGGCCGGCGTAAGAGTCCGGCAGCACGCCCGTGATGCCACCGCTTGACCACGCATCCCAAAGCTCAAGCCCGTCGTCGGCTCCGCCTGATGAGTGGTGCAGCGCCATCCCGACCATGAGCCACGGGTCATACTCCGACGGGTCGATGAAGGCGAGCGCCTCAGTGATGCGCGGCAGGTCGCGCTGGAAGTCCTGACTGGTGCCAGGTCGAGGCGGTAGTTTTGCCGCCAGCTCCGCCGGCAGCTCCAGATCCATCCGCCGCTCGTCGATCAGCCCCGCGGGCAGTGGCGCGATGGCCTCGAGCGGCCCCTGCTGCCCAAAGTGGAGCGGCCACCAGATGATGTAGCCGCCCTCGGCGCGGATGTCTAAGCCTTGGCGCTTGACCTTTGCGAGCGTGACGCTGACGCCGCCACGGATCTTGACACCGGCCGGCGTCGAGAAGAGGTAATGTCTCCCCCCGCTACCGCCGCCGGTGGCGTGAATTCTGGTGCCGGTCAGTGCCGCCTGATTTTCTGCCAGAAAGTCGAGAGCAGACTCGCCAGCAGACTGCGCGTCGAAATCGATGACGGCGAGTCGGGTACGGGAGCCGGTGGGCACCCCGACGAGGGCGTCGGGTCTGGCTGCCCACCACCGCCTGATTTGCGCCTCGTCTTGGGTGGCGTCTTTGAATCCGTTTGCGGTGAGCGGGCTTTTGGCCTTGAGCGTGCGGCCTTGGTTATCGGTTTCATCTGTCCTCCTGCACGGAAAAACTGGGTATCGCTTGGAAAGCTCCAAGACCTTTTCAATCGCCACGATGGCGGTCAGCTCTGGCTTCATGTCACACCCCCGGTGGATACAAGTCTGGCCGGAGCTTGCTGCGCGCCACCCCGCTCACGGCCTCAAGTTTCAACGTCTGCAAGGCAGGGACACGCCCACGCTTGCACCAATACTGTACGGCCTGCTGGGTCACTCCCATTGTCTTCGCGGCGGCGGTCTGCCCCCCAAGAATGTCAACGGCGTGTAGCAGGGCGATGGTTTCTGGTGGTGGTTTCTTCATAACCTACAAATGTACTTTGTCATCCAGCTCCGTGCAACCGAAATAATTTCACAAAAGGGGCTTGTGCTTTATGTTGTGCCTTGCTACAGTCCGCCCATGGACAGCACACCGCTGACCCAGAAGTGTTTGAAGGAGACCAACCATGAACTGCATCACCTGCAACAAACGCGAGGCGACACTCGACGACAATTGTCTGGAGTGCGAGACAGAGTTTTATTTGTCCGACAAAGCCGAGGCCGAGTCGTTGATTGAATTCTTCAACAAATACCCCAAGCACCTTGAGGCGTGGCGGCCGGTCGTTGACGCAATCATGAGGATGCACTGATGGACGCCCTAGTCAACGCGGCCTCGCCACATGAGTGGTGGATGCTTGCCAAAGCGTTTTGGGTGTTCGCTGGGCTGTGTGTGGTCGGGATGTTGATTGAAGGCCCGCTCGCCAGCATGTGGCGGCGCTGGCAGTACCTCAAAGATCAAGAGTGGCGGTCGGTTCCCCCGCCAAACTGGCGCAGCTCACGCGGCGGCGGCAGAGAGTATTGGTGAACCGTTGTTAAATTAAGGAGCAATCAAATGCCTATCTATATAAGTGAATCAAGTGGTGGCGGTAACTTTGAAAAGAAGGTGTTACCAGCCGGCGCTTACCCAGCAATATCTGACATGGTGATTGACCTGGGCGTGCAGGCCTCGCCTAATAGTCAATACCCTGCCAAACGCACGGTGTTATTGCGTTTTCAAATCCCATCGGAGCGTGTTGAGATTACTAAGGATGGCGAGACAAAAGACCTCCCCGCCGTCATTAGCCGTACGCTGAGCCTGTCGCTCAACGAAAAGGCGACTCTACGTCAGTTTTTGCAGAGCTGGCGTGGGCGTGCCTTCACGCCAGAAGAGCTCAAAAAATTTGATTTGGTCAACGTGTTGGGGAAGCCTTGTTTTGTCAATATAACGCACAGCGTTAAAGGTGACCGCACATACGCCAACCTCACCAGCATCATGCCGCTACCAAAGGGCATGCCGGCCCCTGAGCTGGAAGGCGAGGCCTTGTGGTACAGCATCGACGAGCCTGACGCGACCGTGTTTGACAAGCTGCCGGCGTGGATACAAGACAAGATTGCTAACCGCGTCATCGACCAGCCTGCTGCTGTCAAGCCTGCGGCTGCGCCTGCTCAAGTTGATACTTGGGCCAAGTCTGGGCCAAAGGGGCCGACCAAGCCAAAGATTGACGAGAGTGTGGAGTTCCAGCCTGACGACCTCGACGCGGTGGCATTCTGATGCCTACCTCACGAGTCGGTTATAAAACCACCGATGGCAAAAAGGTTCCAAGTGTCACCACGGTCTTGAAGATTAAAGACCCAGGTGCCTTGATTAACTGGGCCTATCGTACCGGCCGTGAGCATGGAATCTTGGAGGGGTCGGGCCAACCGGCCCCTTCAGGACTCTATGACGGCACTGACGTGCTGGCTATCGGCACCTGCGTGCATAGCATGTGTGAGGCATGGGTCAAGGGCGATGAGCCTATGCTTGTGCTAGAGAAGGCGCTGGACGCTGAGACGGTTTACGACAAGGCGAGCTTTCGGGCGCAGGCTGCATCCGCATACTCGGCCTTTGAATTCTGGGTCAAGGGTACACAGTTAGAGATTATTGACTGTGAGGTCAAGGTGGTCAGCGACACGCACCGCTTCGGCGGCACGCTGGACTTTATCGGCAAGCTCAACGACAAGCTCGTGTTAGGCGACTTCAAGACGAGCGGCGCAGTCTATCCAGAGTATTTGATGCAGGTCGCCGCATACGCGAAAGCCTATGAGGAGACGACTGGCAACATCATTGACGGCGGCTACCACATCCTGCGCTTCTCCAAAGAAAACGGAGACTTCGGCCACCACTTCTACCCCAACTTGGACGACGACGCATGGCCGGCCTTCTTGCACACGCTGGCCCTGTACGAACTCAACCTGAAACTCAAGAAGAGGGCGGCATGAATAAAGAATTCTGGGAAAACACCTTTCTGGCGGCAATCTTCATCATTACCTGTCTCGGCGGCATCGCAGTCTTTGCCGCTTTGATTGGATTCTTTGGTGGAGTGGTATGGAGTACGTTTCGATGGATGATCCAGTAAACCCAAAGCATTACCAGTTTGACATCAACGGATTCAAGGTCGAGGCGTTCGACTACATCCGTGTCGTCTTAGGCGACGAGGGTGCGCTAGCCTACTGTCGCGGCTCTGCCTTGAAGTATCTCAGTCGCGCTGGCCGCAAGGAGGGGCAACCCTCCGAGCAAGACTTCAAAAAGGCGGCATGGTTCTGCGTGAAGGCTGCGCACATCGCCGAGGATATCGTGGCGGCAGCCGAGGATGACGAGATTGACTGGGGTGACTTATGAATCGTGCGGCAGTCATATCCCAGAGAATTGACTGATTTGTAGGTCACTAGGAAAAGCAATGAACAGACAAGAAATCATTGAACTGGCCGAGCAGGTCAAAGACCCAAAGCCACTCAGGCCCATCCACAAAGAAAGCTGGACGGTCTATCCGGAGTGGTTGATGGAGTTTGCTAAGAATGTCATCGAGAAACACGAGGACTTAAATCATGGCAGCGACGTTAGACAATGAATCACTGAGCGGTGCTTGGTTGCGTGAGTGGCTCGCACAGTCCCACTCAAGCTATGAGTGGCGTGCGCATGTGATGGAACAACAGGAGCGAATCAAGGCGTACCTTGAGCAGATTGAGAAGCTCACCAAGGAGCGTGACGAGATGCTGCGCTGGCAGGTGGAGTCATCACAGAATGAGATGCACCTGCGGGCCAAGATGTTACGCTACGAGGAAACGCTCAAGC